GCTTCTAGTTGCTCTTCTGACATTTCCTCTAATTTACCTGTTTTTATTATTTTGCGGTCTATGTATAATCCTGCAGCCATGCCACGGTTTTTTTCTGCGTTTGTCGCAGCTGAAAAGGCGCCCTTATTTAAAGCGGCCTCTCTAATCTTACCAAGTTCTGCAACATGTTTGTCGTAAGTGACTTCATACTTTTTAAGTTTCTCTTCTCGTAATGCTCCGATATATTGTACTACCAATGGAGACAATCTAGGATTTTGTAATTCTGACGCTTCTACTCTAGCTCTTTTCTCACTGTATCCAGCAGCTATTGCTGCGTCAGCTCCTGTAGTTCTGCCTTCGTTAAATACCAGATATTCTGCAAATCTTTTTTGCATTTCTGTCAGTCTTTTTGGTAATCCCATATTGACAATTTAAGGTAACTATCCTATATTGTCAATATGAAAGATAACCGAGGAGAATTGGATTTAACTAAAAGAGTTGAAGAGTTGGAAAACTCATTATCTATTGCACTTGGTGTTAATGATAAATTTCAGAGGGAGAATAAAGATAAATCTGAATTAATCACACAGCTTAGACAACGTGTTAATGAGTTGTTGGCAATTAATAAATCTCACCAAGATCTTATGGGTAGACAAATTCAAGAGAATGTAGATTTAAAAAAAGATAATAAAGCTTTGGCTAAACAGATAGATGACTATTTTCACGTGCGTATGAAGGCTACACGTAACTCAGGAATGTAATGTTAGTTAAAGACTTTCAACAGTTCTTAAGTAGTTTTACTGATAAGCTTAAAGGCAACGCTATTAGTCATGCAACGATATACATTGAGAAGAATGGTTATCTCGAAGAGGTTAAAAGAATGGAAGTGCAAGAGCATATGATTATAGGTCAGCCTGGATTAAGATTAGTTTTGAAATCTCATAAAGAACAGAAACTAAAACTAGACGACAAATTAATTAAAAATTATTAAGGAGGAAAAATGGAAATAACAAACGAACAAAGAAAACAATTATTAGAGTATTTGTCTAGAAGACCTTACTCTGAAGTGTATACTTTGATTGCTATGTTGGTGTCTCTAAAGCCCAAATCTAATGGCAAACAGAAAGACACAGTTACCCCTAAAAACTAGTGGGTGCAGAGCAGAAATTATATAAAAAACTTAAAGCTAAAACACCTAAAATTATCTGGAATCGTATTGAAAACATTGCCATTCCTGGTATGCCTGATCTATTGGGATACAATAGTTCTGGAACATTTTTTACTGTTGAACTGAAAGTAACGAAGAGTAGAAAAATTAGATTTTCACCACATCAAATTGCGTTTCACGTAACACATCCTAAGAATAGTTTTATCTTGGTCCAGACCCTTGGTCCGTGTTCCTCGAATCGTTTTCATTTGTACCGTGGTTCATGTATCATGGATCTAGTGCCGGCCGGCTTGCAGCTTGGTGCTTGCTGCTTGGGGCTTGATGCTATTCGTGATTTTTTATATCAGCTTGGTGCTTGACGCTTGGAGCTTGGAGCTTCGGCCGTCCCGGCCGGGTTGCTTGAAGCTTGATGCTTGGAGCTTGCAGCTTGGTGCTTGGAGCTTGTGACTTTAGCCTCCTGGCATGAGTGCAGCTTGTAGCCTGCAGCTTTTAATTCTTTTAATTTTTGTGGAGTCCAGTAAAACATTACTCACCATACATTTCTTCAACGTAATAGTCGAGGCCAATGTTATCTATGTAATAATATTCACACTTATCTCCCCACCACGATCCCTCTACATGGCTTGTGTGAGTGTTGACCCAGATCGTCGGCCCACCACCAGCTACCATGAGCATGGCGCCAAGGTATTTCTTTTTACTGTCTACGATATAGCGAACGTCATAGACGTCTTCCATCCACTTACTGGCATCTTCTTTGCCGTCAGTTATGTCTTGAGCAATGTTCTTGCACATCCTGCGAAGCTGTTTTTCGCTGGTCTCTTTTTTAATTGCTGTCATACTAAATTTGCCCTCTTCTTAATCTGAACCAGTTCAATTTCCTGGTTCGATGCTTCGTGAAGCTTGTCGCTGTGGTTTAAGATCATATCAACCGCTTCACGTATTTTTGTATTTGATTGTTTGGTGCTGTCCAGATACTGGATCACATCAACCAGCACAGAGTGCTGTTTAAATATTCTTTCATTTGTTTTTTTCATTTTTTATTCTCCTTTTTGTATCCCTTATAATCCCTTATAATTTAAAAGTCAAATCTTTTTTTATTTTTTTTCAACCTAAGGTTGTCCGGCCGGGGAGCTTGAGGCTTGGCGCTTGAAGCTTGGTGCTTCCTTCTCTCAGCTCGCATTTCCTTATAGTACTTTGGATGGCGGAAAATATGAGTCATGCTTAATATATTCTTTTATTAATTTTTTATGCTTGGCGCTTCCGTACTTGCGCAGCGGTAGGGCTCTAATTTTTTTCAAGATTTCTTTTTGTTTAGTGTTTGCCATAACTTACATTTTTAATTGATTTTGTCCAGCAGGCCCTGCATTCTCTACACTTGCCACCCTGAGACGGGGCTGGGCATGTTGCATTCTTTGTTACGACTGATGATGTATGTGTCCAGGATGTTGGCGCTGGTCCATCGACCTTCGATCCGGACAACCTGATCACCAGGTTAGCTGGTACAGCTGCAGGATCTGGCAGGTACGCGCGCTCCTGTGTTGGCAGCCAGTGATTAGTATCTGGCGTCTGTCTACATACTTCTAAAATTTTATTCATGTGCTCGACGCTCTGGACATCTCCAGCGTCATGCCATCTAAAAAATTTTTGTCTCTTCACCTGTGCAACCATTGCCATGACCCATGAATCATGCTTCAGGCTTGCCAGTCTGTAGTACTGAGCTTTTTTAATTGCTGGATATCTTAAATAATTTCCTTTTAATGCATAACAGCCATAGCATGGCGTGCCTGGGACCTTGCGGAGCTTGGAGCCTGTCTGACATTCCCATGCAGGGAGGCTGTAGCTCAGGCCCGGCATCTTGGATGTGCGGGTCATGGACCCGGTAATTTTTACTGCTTCTCTCTTGAGCATTTTAAACATTCTGTCCCGTGTTTAGTCTCAATTACATAAAGACATTCAACATTAATTGTTTCTTCGTCAAAATCTGTTCCACAGCTAACACAGCTCCACCCGTCCGGGTAGGCGTGGACAACATTCTCTCCATATAGATAGTTAACTTTCATATTCCTAATTTTTTAAGTTTTTTATCAACTTCTTTAAATGTCCCAGTCTTCTCCCAGACATCAGCATAATCAACCATAAGAATTTGAATTGCTTCCTTGTAGTCTTTTAGCGTTGCTGTTGGTTTATATTTGTGTTTTTTCTTTTTTTGCATAATTATTTCTTTCTATTTTTATTTTACTTTTTAATTGTGGCATCATTAAGGCCGGCCGGGGAGCTTGAAGCTTGGCGCTTGCTGCTTGGAGCTTGAAGCTTGGCGCTTGGAGCTTAATTCTTTAAAAAACTTTTCACAGCTGTCCAGGTACGCCCGCGGCAGCTCTGAGTGCGGCCGCAGGAAATAATGTGTTAAGTCGTTGTGTTTAATTCTCTTCATTTATCTTTCTCATCTTCTCCTGGTCCTCTTTCACCAGCCGAAGGATCTCTTCTAGAGCGTTAGCTATTCTGATTAGCGGGTTAACTGATCTGTCATTTATTTCATTGTCCATAATTATTCCTTTCTAAATTCATCCTACAGTATCCTTCACCAGCTGTCAAGCTTGAAGCTTGACGCTTGCCGGCCGGGATCAGTGTTCAGAGGCTGATGTTCAGACCAACCTGAACATTTAAGACTAGTGTATGTCTCGACCACTGACACTGATCCCAGATCCATACTCTTCACAGCGCGGTTGCTAGCACCTTGCCACTAATAATATGGATCAGGGATCAGTTGCTGTCCTGTGCAGGCAGGGTTTTCCACAAGGCCTTTCGGATTACCCATCCAGATATGGATCGCGACCTGTACTATAGTGGGTCAATTCCCACAGCTACAACACTGATCCCAGATCTGGATGGCTCTGTTTCTATGTATTCCCCTCCATCAGGGCTAGAGATAAATCTCTAGAGAGCAGATCAGGGATCAGTTCTGGTTCATAGCACAAAGACGGACTATTGTCGGTGTGATGTACTACAACCAGAAGTTGTCCCACTGTTTCCAAATTTATCGACCGGGCTACAGTAAAACGAGGTCAAATAATTTAATTACCTAAATAATTAAATTAATATATCCAACATAATGCTTGACAATAGAATTGTCAAGTGTTAAAAATAAAATAATTTAATAAAGGAGAATAAATGCAAACAAATAAAAAAACAAATCCGGCCGGCACAGCTTTTGATATGGCTAACTCACTTAATAAAATATCAAGAACCGGAACTTTATATGGTAAATTATTTGCAATTAAAGATATGCAAATCTATTTACTTGAACAAGAAAAACTGTTAAAAGAACAGATAGAAAGAGAGGAAAACAATGAGTAGAATAAGACTAAACCAAGAGTACAGAAATAAAATCGCAAATCGTATGCGAGTACACTTGGAACAAGAGGACACACAAGAAAAAACAAAGTATGATGAACTCAAAGCAGATCAAATTGAGTTAAATGACAAAGGTTGGAATTTAGCTGAAACTATTGTCAGAAAACATTATACTCCAAGTGATGTTGAAAAAGCATACTATCTTCAAAATAAATTTGAAAATGTTTCAACTATTGCAAAAGACAGTTGTTTTCATTTTCATTATTTAGGTCAAGTAGAAGATAGAGATTATGACAACAATCCAATAATGAAAGAACAAAATATTGAGGAACATTTTGACTTTCGTTTAGGTGGTGCTTATGAGGGTGATGACACTAACTCATATTCAAGAGATAGTGCTTATGGATATGCTTTATATCGTGATGAACTCAAAGCACAAGATAATTGCAATCCTGATATTTTGATTGAACAAGAGGGCAAAGAGAGCAACCCACATAGAACAAAATATTGTGATAACAATGACAAGTATCTTGGTAATGATGATAGTAGTTATGGCAAGATATGGAATGAAAAATATCAATTAGATTTAATTGGTAGAGAATATTGTCGTGATCGTTCTATTGCTTGTACTCAGGAACAATTTCTTATGCTTAAACAATGGAAACAAGCTAAAGGTCAATTTGTTATGGCACATAGAAATTGGATTAAATCTATTTTAGACCAGATGAAAGAAATTAAAATTGGTCTAAAAGGTTATAAGTATCTTGATGAGGCAATTGAACTTGCTACTGAACTTGGTTTGAATATTTCAGATGCAGAAATAATCAGAACTAATAGCACCGGCCTTGTTATATATAATCCTAAAAACCTAGCTGATAGGATTAAAGGTATGAAAAACAAAAACACAAGTAGAGAGGATAAAATAAAAGCTAGATTGTTGTACGAAAAACAACAACAACAAAATAGTTAAAAACCCATTTTGGGCATATAAGCTATTTACATCAGGGATAATTTATGGGATTATCCCTGAATAACAGAAAGGCATAAAATGGAAAACAATAAAACATTCACAATCACATTCACAAAACAGAATGGTGAGAGTGTAACTAGAAAAGCAAAATGGACAGATAAATGTAGAGAGTTTGTCGCACAAGCAGGACATAACTGTCTAACTTTTTTAGATTTAGACGCAACTGAAAGATATGGCAAAGAACAATATAGAATGGCAACTGATAAAATAACTACTTGGAGTATTAAGTGATTTGTATTGATACAACATTATTAATAATAATAATTGCGCCGGTAATCGCCGGCGCTTTTTATTTTTGGGAGAATAAAAATGAGTAATTATAATTGGTGTCATGGTCCGGAGTGTCATACTAATCACACTCAATCAAGAGTGCGAGGGAGTGGAGATAATAAAGTTTTAAGAACTATTAAAATAAACATTAAAAGTCATAATCAGTATGGCAATAATATCTTTAACTATTTTTGTAATACCAGATGTCTTTATGATTATTTAGGCAAACATGCTCAGGCTATCTCAGCCATTGCGCCAAGGCGCGACGCTCTTGAAACACCGATCAAGATTGAAAAAGAAAAGTATGAAAGGACAGTTTATAGGTGGCAAGATAATCACGACAGACCAACACCAGTTGCAGAAATGGCAACAAGAACTACAATCAAATCAGTTGACAGTAATTAAGGGATATAATAGGATAAGAATATGAAAACAATTAAATACAATAATAAAACAATCAAGTTACCATTTAAGGACGCTGATTATGGAACTGACCCATATGAAATGGAAACTGTTTCAAATCCGTTTAGTGGTCAATCAATCGCAATGCCTAAATTTGCTGTTGCTGTGTACGATGTAATCATGGGCAGTCAACAAATTGCATCAAACTACGATCGAGTACATGGAGATGGATCATCTCCATTATGGAACACAGTTCGTAAAGGATTAGATTGGTTTAGACAACACTTCGCAAAAGAATATATGGTTCTGTTAGACTAACCATCAACCAAGGATCCGGCGACAAAATCGCCGGCTCCACTTTCCACAAATCAAATAGAGATACTAAACACAACTTCAAGTTGTCCGGCCGGCCGGGCCCCTATCCCCCCTTTTTTAAAAAAGGGGTCCCACTACTTCAGGTTGTATTGCTTGATTTAGAGAGTTAATGGTGGTAAATTCGTTTTTAACATCGTAAAAGATGCAAAAAAATTTTAAAAAATTTTTATGA